TAAAATCAGGTTGTTTTGGTTCAACAGGTGTCAAACTATTATCATAGATACGCATTCTATTATTAGGATACAGTGCATATTGACCATTTTCCAGTTCAATCAAGTTATGTGACTTGTGTTCGGCGGGATTTTCACTTGTTGCATAGTCAACTATCTCAGGATCTTGATGATAGTTATCAATTGTACAAATGTAAGTTCCTTTTTGATTACCAAAGTCGCGTGTATACAGTTCATAGTCCATAGAACCAATAAACTGTTTAGTGATAGCCACAACGCCGTAGTCCATACAATTCCAGAATTGTAGATTAGGTAGGTCCATATCAGGACTTGGCGTCTCAGGGGCGCTTACAAACGCACTGATAGGCAATTTATCGTACATGGCAGCATACTCTGGTAAGTATGTCTCAAAATAAAAAGTGCGCCCAGGTATCGACTTGCACGATACCCAAACGCCTTTTACAAATTCGCCATGTCCAAATTGATGATCGGTAAGATATTCTTTTCTTACCCATACCTCAACCGAGGGGAGGTTACAAATTAAAGCAGCCATTATAAACTAATGTAACTAGTTCTATTTAACCCCTTCCTTGACCACGATATCTTTTCTTTTCTCCGTTACGAGAAGTCGCGGATAACTTAGTATGCTTACCCTTTCCCTGACGAGACTTTTTCGGGCGACCTTCGATGTAACCGCCACCTTTCATAATTGCCATAACCTATACCTCAAATAACGCGAGTTTTTTCGTGACCGACCCTGATACGAGGATCGCACCAGATATCATAACCTGCTTCCTTTGCATCAAGACAGAATGAGACATCCTCACCACACATGTCCTGAACCTTACCAGATTCAAAGACTTGCATCTTAGGTGCAAACCAAGGATACTCAAGATTCTCAAAGACACCCTTCTTGATCAGTACCCATCCGAAACCTGTATAATCTACGGTAAAAGGCTTACGACGCTTACTAATGGATTCTACATTCTCATGATTCATGACTCCGCCATTCTTACGGAAATCATCTTCTTCTAACCAGTGTGCGACAGAAGTTGTGTGTCCATCCTCTGTAGCATACCATCCTGCAACAATTTCCTTCTCGTCTCCTTCTGCAGGAATTGCCATATCACAAAGTTGCCAGAACTTATTTGTATCAAATACAATATCACTATCAATCCATAACTGATAGTCATAGTTCAACTTACCATCCCAAGGTACTTGCTGAGGTCCACGAAGTACATTCGCACCCAATACCTTACAACGGGCAAAATTAACCATTGAAGAGTAGTCTTGACTAATCTGAATACTCATCCCACTCTGTACCATATCGAAACAGAGTTGAACAAAGTTCTTCAGAAATGTAAATGAACATCCACGACCAGGAAGACAGAATACAATTGTCTTTCCTCTCATGCGTTCCTTGATTGCTTCAATGTCCCACTCTGCTTCTTTCTTCTTGGGAGCATTTGCTTTAACTGTAAATCCTTTAGCCATAAGATGAATTAACCTTCAAGATCAATTATAACGTGTAATATGTAGTCTGTCAATATGAATCAGAACCAGAAGGTTCATTAGAGTTTTCCGAACCACCTCCATGTGCCCGCACTACCTCCTCATATGATAAATCCTCAAGTTCATAATCAGTCTTCATTAGACCAACCATTCCCTTGAGGGCTTCCCATGTAGTATTGAATTGTGTCTCTGTTAGATTATTGAACAAACATTCTTGTTTAGCATATATGTGATAAACCTTTTCCATCATTTTTTTCTGGGAGAAATTTTTTTTACAATTATGAATTTGACTTTCGCATTATATATCGAGGTCGAATTGTCACCTCTGTAGGTTAGGGGGACCCATTAATTTTATATCACGCCGCCCATAAAACAACAACGAACCGCCGCAATAACTGCCCTTAACTGTTATTCTATCACGGGGACTAACTGATGTCAACCCCCGTGTCATTAAGTATCACAGTTCCTCTAACATTTCATTGAGTTCGATAACATTCAGTTTAGAATCATTCCACTTAACACCATCAGGAGTTGCAGGAGTTAGCTCCATCAACATGTGTGACAGAGACTTATAACCGTGCTCAGCATATCCGCGAGCAAGGTCATAAAGACCCTCATCATTACCCAACCAGAGTGCAACATTCCAGGTCTCATAGTTTGTCCAACCGTTGTAGGTTGTGTCGGTGAGGTCTGTCTGAAATGTGGTGGTCATAGAGGTTTGATTCATGCTTACACTATAGAGACGCTTTACCCGACCCCCCTTTGTGATGCCTTGCCTACCAGCGGACAGGCACACTCAGATCCTCTACGTAACTATCAATCACACGCTCTGACCCTTCCAACTCAAATAACTCCGCCCAGTTAATCTGATGCGGGTCGAAGTCTTCCAAGGTCTCAAGTTCAAGCGTAATTCTATAGCGTTGCTTCTGTGCTTGCTGGTATGCAACTGACATGAATCTGCTCCGTGAGTGATACTTTGTTATTATAGACTGGGTGAGAGATATTGTCAATCTTCTGTCAGATATTTATAAGGATCACTCATATTTTTTGATTGTCAATCCTCAGAAAAACTTATCGCCGCCCTCTTGATATTTCTGCGAGAGTGTGATAGACTGCTCGCTTAGATCACTACTCCATGAACCCTTTTTTCCACAGAAACTAACACAAATCCACACAAATAGTAAGGTTTATCCACAGACCTGTGGAAAGGTATAAACAACGCATATACATTTATAAAACCTTTTTTAATATAAAAAAAGACTAATCTTTATCTATATGACCAAAAAAGGGGCGTTTTTTGCCCCTCTTCGTTATTATTCAGTTGTTTCCTTGTCTATCAGTAAAGTGCCTCAATAGCTTCCAGGATGAGAAGAATATCACTGCCATTCTCTGCGGAATCAAGTGCAGTGAAGAGATCAGACTTAGACATTTGAAAGGGTTAGTTAGTGGGAAATGTAAGAAGTTTAGAGACTTACTTAGGTCTATAGGACTACGATTCTTCGAT